GGACCGTGAGATCTTGGACGCCATCGAAGGCGGCAAGAAAGAGATCTCTCCAGGATACAGGGTAACGATTCAGGATATCAATGGAGTAGATCCCGTCCACGGACCTTACGATGCCATCCAAATGTTTCGGCACTACAATCACGTCGCCCTCGTTGACGCGGCAAGAGGTGGCGAGACGATAGTCGTTAGATCTGATATGAAACAACGAACTTGTCTGAATCGGTGTGACTCCATGCCGACAGAAATTACAACCCAACCAAAGGAGGGAGCAGTGAATTCACAGCTTCTCATGTTGATGGCTCTTTCGGGGCTCAGCACCAAGACAGACGGAAAAGATCTAACAGATGAGCAGATGGGGGTGTCTCTGAGCGGCGCGTTCAAAGATCTGGAAACAAAGGTTGATGAAGCTACAGCTCGTAGTGACGCTTCCGATGATCTCCAAGCGAAGCTCGATGAAGCCGTGACAACCATTGGTCAGAAAGACGCAGAGCTTGCGCCACTCGTCGAGATGAAAGCAAAGCTCGATGCTGACGAGAAGACCAAGGCCGATGAGGCTTCCATCGGTGTCCTCGAAGTGCTTAAAGAAGCCTACAAGCTCGAAGACGTCAAGCTTGACGTTGCCGATCTCCACCAGTCAAGGGTTGATGTCTACGATGCGCTCAAAAAAGACGTGTCTATGTCAATACTTCTCGAAGCCAGTAGTTGGGAGGGTGATGACGCGTCAGCACTTGAGCCATATCTTAGAGGCCTCGCGACTGCTGCATTGGCAGCAAAAGCAGCGAAGGAAGTAGGGAAAACCGACCACCGATATGATGGTCTTGGCAAAAACAAAACCGATAATAGTGATAGCGCTGTTGTCGACTTCACCGCAATCTCAAGACGATAGGAGTCTAAATGAGTATCAATCCATTCACCACATCCATTGTAGCCGAAGGAATCATAGGTTCCCTCGTTTCAACCGATGCACCCAACAACTCGTTCGAGACGGTTGAGATCAATGATCCCGCCGCTGCCGAGGTCTGGACTGTCAAAGTTGACACCGCGACCAACGATGAGGTCTACGGGATCACTTTGACCGAGTCAGCTACCGAAGCACTTTACACTGCTGATGCAACCGCGACTGTCGGTGAAGTGGCCTCCGGCCTCGCTGACGCTTGGAACTCAAGCCCCGGCTGTTACAGCTTTGGCGCAGCCGTTGCGGTCACCGACACTGTAACGATCACCGGAACAAACGCAGGTCGCGAATTCTCTGTTGCGTTGTCAACAAACGCGGCAAAGATGACGGCGACCAACACTGCCGACGCTGCTGTGGCGGACGATGTTGAGTTTGGTCGTGCCATTATTTCTATCGACGGATTCAACGGCTACACGATGGACGGGATCCAGGCGAAGAGCTCAGCGTTCACCGCTCGCGTGATCACGCTGACCCCTGTTGATGCTGCTTCCGAGCATTACTTTGTTGATCTCACCATCGAAGGCGTTGAATACAAGTTCGATGTTGCGCAAGACACCAACCTTGCCGGTACTTGCACAGCAATCGCAGCCGCGATCAATGCTGACATGCCAGCCAACAGCGTTATTGCTGATGGCTCCGGTGGAACGACTGTTGTCTTGACCGCTGAAGTCGCTGGCAAGGGCTTCACCGTTGAGGTCGGTTCAACTTCTGGTGCCAAACTCTCATCCGCTGTCACCGCTGGCGATGGTGCTTCCGGATCTCTGGAAGATGCGTTCGTCGGGATCTCGATGTATTCCACTGGATGCAATGAGTATGCTGGTGGGACCGGCGCAGCAGTTTTGACCAAGAATGATATCTGGGTTGAGATTGATAGCGGCGTGACCGTCGCTCGGAAAGCTGCGGTGTATGTTGAACTCGACAGTACCAGTGATGATCGGGGCCGCCTGTACACTGTGGCGAGCGCTACCCGTGCCATGCTCCCCAAAAGCCGAGCCATCTGGCTCCGCAAATCTGACAAATCTGACACAGCCGTTATCCGGTTGGAGGAGTAAATTATGAACTCAACTATTAGCATTGGGCTCCCCGCATCCATCGCGCTCAATCTCGACTCGCACGAGATCGAAGCAGCGATTGGAGAGCGCATCGGAATGCTTAAATCTCTTGAGGGGCAAGACTCTCAACTTGTGTCTGAACAGATCGTTCGCGACTCTGCCCGTCGCATTGATTCTCTCGCATCCCGCAAAGGAATCGAAGTCAACGCTGACGCAGTCAGCAATCAGTTGTTCCAGCAGTTTGCTGTTACGCTCGCAGAGCCTGTTGAGAAATTCAGCAGCTATGATTTGTTCCCATTGAACAACTCTGTTGCTCTCGGGGCCACAAGCTACGGGATCTCTCGCAATGGTTCGTTTGGTGAGGCATCCGTCATCACTGACTCGACCAAGGTTCCAGTTGCTGGCGTGTCTTCTGATGAGGATATTGCAAAGGTTCGTTACTTGGCGTCAAGCTATCGGATCTCTTACTTCGCAGAGCGCGGCGAAGAGTTCCGGAATACCAACCTCATTCAGCGTTCGCTCAAAGCAGCTCAAAACGCTGTATACCGACACGACAATGAGTTGTACTGGGGTGGTGACGTCGCGGCTCGCGTTGGGATTAACGGGATCTTCAATCACCCGTATCTGATGAAACAGACTGCGGCCACGAGCTTCACGACTGCTGCTGTTCAAGCCGATCCCGATGGTACGCGCGCAGAGCTGAACCGTCAGTTTGATTATGCTTCCGTTGGTCGGGATTCTGACTACGGGTACAACAAGGTGATTTTCTCGAATCGTCTGTACTTGCTCCTCAGTCGAACCAAGATCACTGGAACCGGTGGGACCCCTAAAAGCATTCTCGCGACATTCATCGAGGATAATGGACTCAGCGCAGCGAACGTGATGAAGGCTAAAGAGCTTCAAAACGTGAATGGCGTCGTTCTCCAAGATGGGATCATCTACACGAGGACTGACAACTATGGCATGAGCCGTGTCAGCCCAATGGGCCTCAACATGGTTCCGATCACTCGCGATCTTGCGAGCGGTGCCATCATCGTTAAGTCGAATGGTGGAATGATCATCGAGAACCCAGAGAGCAACATGCTTGTTCTCTGCATGGTATCTGCTCAATACTGATCCGATAGAAGTCGGGGCCGTGTTTTAGAGTAGCGCGGTCTCGGCTTATTTTTTTACTACTCATCGAGGTTAGGATGAAAATCACAATCAACAATATGACTAAACGCCCATATGCGTTCAACGTTTCTCGCGTCACGAAAAAAGCGACCAAGACAGAGCCAGCAATCATCGAGCGCAAGCTCATTCAGATTGGAATCAAGGGCGGGACGAAACAGGGTTGGCCGAGTCAGGTGATCATCGAGGATGATTGGGTAATCAAAGAACTCAAAGCGGATCCATTATTCATTCAAGAGTCTGGTGTTGACGGCACAAGCTCATTGTTTGTGGTTGGCCTCTGATGTCATGTTCTGCCGATAGGCTAAAAATAAGATACCCGCAATTTGCGAGCGTCAGCGATGACGTGGCCAACTTGTATCTTGGGGATTTTTACCTATCGCATGATGCCGCCATCTTGGGGGCCGATCTTGAAATGGCCGCGTGTTGTTACGTTGCTCACCAGATTATAGTGTCTGGTAATTATGCTTCTTCGATAGGTGATATCGATTCCATCGACAAGTCTGGGCGTAGCGTGAAGTCTGATAAGATGTATGATCTGTCCAGAACTTGGAGTGATTCTAAATTCGACACTGCAAACGTGCCGCCATCGCTAATGAGCTTTGCGGACACCCAGCCCGGCCAATGCTATATCAGTATCATGATGAAGTATTTGGTTACCCCAATGGTGGTGAAAGGATGAGAAATATCTGAATGGCCAGTTCTAAGATCATAGACAAAGACCTTGGGTTTGATAGGATTACCAGAGAGATCTCGCAGGTGTCCAAAAACAAGGCTGCTGTCTATGTTGGGATCCACGGCAAAAGTGGTTCTGAACTTGTCCTCCGGGGCGCGGTCAACGAGTTTGGTTCAGCCGATGGTCGAATCCCTGAGCGTTCGTTCTTGCGATCGACAATCGATGAGAACGTTACTGAGTACACGGTGGAGCTCGCGAAGGTCGTCAACGATGCAATAACTGGAAAGACGACGATGAAGCGAGGGTTGTCACTACTTGGCGAGAGGGTGGTCGGTGATATCAAGGTTAAGATCCGTGAGATCAGGACACCGGCAAATGCTCCAATGACGATAAAACTCAAAGGTGCCGACAACCCACTGATCGATACCGGTCAAATGAGAAACTCGATAGGCTACGAGGTGAAATGATGTTGGGTGGACGGATAATGTACAGACGAACATATTCAGGATCTGGCTGGGTTGGTGGTGAATTCTCGAAAGGAACCTCAACCGATTCAACGTTCACTGGTGCGTTTCGACCAGCAAACATGAGGACGATATCAGTCCTTCCTGAAGGCGACCGCGCAAGAGATCCGAGAGCGCTGTTCACGAAGGTTGAGCTTACTCCAGAATCTCAACACGATGAGACCCCGTCAGATCTCGTCTCGCCTGATGGAGTCGTTTGGTATGAGATCCAAGGGGACGCAAACAATAGCAGCGCGTTCGCTATGAGATCTCCAATCAATCACTTCAAATATTTGTGCTTGAGGCTGAAGGAGGTCGAACCATGAGCGCTCGTTCAGATCTCAACACAGGGCTTAGGGCATGGATTCTTGGATTATCTCCAACTACAGATGACAAGCTCATCAATAGTGGAGCGAAAGGACCGCGACCCGCTTTGCCTTATTTGTCATTAAGGATCACGTTCGTCGGGGGTGGGCAGCACGGGCCCGCTGAAAGAATAGAGACCACCGACGGCACAAATCCGATTATCTCGATGATGGAGCGCAGGGAAGCTACAGTTTCTATTCAAGGATTCGGACCAACTGCTGAAGAGTGGCTTGAGTCATTGCAGGAGCTTATGGATTCTCCAGATTCGATGAAGCTCCAAAAGGACAATGACTTATCAATCAGAGCGTTGAACGGAATCTCGAACAACTCGTTTGTCATCGGGACACAAGAAGAGGATAGATATCTTTTTGAAGTCAGTGTTTTATATCGCCGGTTATCTGATTCGCAAACGTTGGTTCCGCTCTCGACGACAGAGACAACCGTGCATTACGAGTCAGGATCTGATACATTCGAACAAACGATCACTACACCATAGGAGGCCATAGTGCCGATCAACAACCCAAGTTCACACAATGATCTGATAAGCATCGTTGTCAACCTTGCAAATCTTGGCGGGGGCGGGGTGTCATTCACCGGTCTCGCTATCGCAGTCGCCGACGTCACCCCGAACGGGGGGCGGTTCAAAACATACTCGTCTTACCAAGATGTTGAGGACGATACGGCAAACCTGAACGCTATCGCTTTGCGGATGGCATATGTTGCATTCGGACAAGCGAAGAAACCGGCAACGGTAACGATTATCGGAGTCGCTGTAATCGCGTCGTCTGAGTCGTACCCGACCGCCATCGATGACGCTATCGCAAATGGCGCAGAGTTCTACGGACTTCTGATTGATTCTCGAACCGCTTCCGATATTATTGCAGTGGCAAATCACTTCGAGACATTGGCCGTAAGCGACACATTCCTATTGTTCGGGATGCAGGATGATGACGCGGACTGGCTAACAACCGGTATTCCGGCTGCTTACTCTGCCATCGAGGGAAACGAGCGGACCGTCTGCTACTATCACGATAGCAATACGAATGATTCAACAAGCGCGCGACTCGATGTTGCTGCTTTTGCCGACCGGTTGAGTTGGGATGTCGACAAGTATGCTCCAGCTTGGAACGCTCCAGTAGTCGAAGTCGCCGCTCTCCAGACAGCGCTGACACAGACTCAAAAAGAGTATGCTCGCGCAAACTTCGCGAACACCGCTTTGCCGTTCGGAACGAACACCGACACTTTCGTCGACCCCGGCAAGACTCTCGCGGGCCGACCTGTTGACCACCTTGTTGCTTCTGATTGGTTGCGGCAACGGATAAAAGAGGCGGTAGCTGATCTCATGGTCGCGGTCGCGGCGAAAGGCAAGAAGATCGCAGTCGATGAGACCGGTCAAGCTCTTGTCGGTTCCAAGATCGACGCGGTGATAAACCGAGGAATCGTGATTGGCCACTTCAGCCAATACAGACTCGACTTCTTGGAGATCACATCTGCTGATATTTTAGAGCAGCTGCTTCAATTTGACTCTGAGATTCAGCAGGCGTCAAGCTTGCGAAAAGTGAACATCACCCTGAACTTCACGACCGAAGATATTGAGGAGGCATAATGAGCACCCAAGTAATTGACTATAATCTCGCAGCGGTTCAGGCCACTCTTGCCGAATCCCGCATCACAGGATTTGGTGAAACAGATGCTATAAGCTTGACACCAATGTCGGATGTTTCTGAGTCTGTCTCATCTGCTGATGGAGCGGCGGTCGCGGTGAACGCCATCAACGATCCAAGATGGGAAGGAAGCATAACGGTTCAATATGGTTCCGAGGCTTATGATGAGCTTTGGGCGTATGCGAAAGCCCAAATCACAGAAAGCAAGACCGGTAAAGTGTCTGAGACTTCATTCATGCTTTACGATCCAATCTCTGGGTTGAAAGTCACCGAAAGCAATCTGAGATTCATGCGCCTGCCTGATATCAGCTTGGGCAAGTCTTGAGCGAACAACGATAGCAGCGCTCCATGGTGGGCGCTTTTTTTATTGGAGCAATCATGGCGACACCGAGACTCACTAAGCAGATGATAAGCCAAGAGATCGCGCGAATCAATACAGCGCTTCCTTGCGTGGCAACAAATTACAACTCATCGAATCAGAGCGTGAATATTCATATTATCCCAGCATTTAGGAAGCATGCAGCGGACGGGACACTTGAGATCTATCAAGCAGGTGTCGAGATCTCAAATGTTCCGGTGTCGTTCTTCGGTACCGGTGACATGTCTATCACCGCTGACATCCAAGATGGGACAACAGGTCTCGCCGTGTTCGCTGACAGATCAATGGATGAATGGAAACATGAGGGCGGTTCCGACTCGGAGCCTCAAGACACTCGCCGGCACGATCTCAAAGATGCTGTATTCATTCCAGCGTTGAGTCCGTTCAAAGATCCTCTACCTTCGAGCGCGGTAGCTTCGGGCGCTATTGTGATTCGTGGTGGCGACGTTCGGCTCGGTTCGGCGAACGCTATTCAGCATGTTGCACTTGGCGATATTGTCGACGCAGTCCTTGAGCAGCTCGGCATCATCTTCGATACTTGGGTTCCTATCCCGCTAGATGGTGGAGGGGCACTCAAGATATTGCTGACAGCGCTTCGGGTTACTGGTTGGCCGGCGTCAACGAAGTCAGCGAAGGTCAAGGCTGAATAGATGCTTGCTATTCTTCTTTGCCTCTTGCTTGTTCCGTGACCTCAATAATTTGGCGACCAGGGAAATGTTTTTCGGCATCCTCGCGGCTATCAAATATCGGACTAAACCCGACCCCGAGCGGGCCGTTGCCTTCGTCTGGCTCTTTCCCGTCTGATGTTAGGGGTCCCCACGGCGCAACAATCAAAACTAAATACCTTTCTTCCAGTTCATTCTGCCTGAATAAATCCACCGGCATATCATCCGGCATTGGTTCCTCTTCCCTCAACTCTGGGTAGTCGTCTTGCGAAATTGCTAGCGACAACACTAAAAGAAGCGAAATCATCCTGTGATAATCCGAATCAAGTCTGGGCTCATGTCAGCTTCTTCGAGCCTCAGCTTCATCATCTTTACCGGATCTTCTGACCCGATAACATCACGCACCAAGAACAGAACATCCCTGACCACTTGTCCCGGATAGCTCCATTCTGAGATCCCAGACAACGCGGCTATCTTGTCGAGCGCGTCAACCGAAGCATGCTTGCTTTTCACCTCCCGTTCGGCGTGCTCAGGCCGCGCAAGCTCCGCCATAGCGCAAGATGGCGCCATGGTTGTTTCATTTTTCATCTCGTTCTCCAAGAAAGCCCCACCGAAGTCGGGCGTGTGTTGATTATTCATCGGAAATGAACTGTCAAGTAATATGCGACAGTTCAGGGAGTGCATATAACCAGCCTCCTTGGCTATTATTAGCCGTTGTGGTTGTCGGACGAAAGAATGCCCGCGCAACAACAGAAAAGCCCGCAGAATCAATCCTGCGGGCGGCATGGTGCTATACTTTAACGCCAAAGCATTGAAGGGACTCGCGACTTGTCGCGTCCCTATACGCGATCCACGCTGCGTGCGACGCTTCGCGCGCTATATGCGTCGCGTGCGATAGCTCGGCTGTAGGCTCAACACCTATAGCCGTGGCCGCAAATTGCGCATCATTCGCAAAAGAGACCAACCGTCGCCACTCCTTGTGTAGTGCGGCTATTTTTTTGTTTTCTTCCATTTTGTTCTCCATGTAGTGGGCTTCTTACTTACACAGTATAACGTACCGAATAAGTAACGCAACGCTAAACCACAAGAAATATTGATTTTTCCACTATAAAAGGGTACCTTCAGTTCAAACGGAGGGCGACAATGCCAGCGATAAAGAGAGGTTATTCGATATCATCAGGTTCATCGAGTGGCGTGACTTGGGCTGAGATCCCAACGCCATCATGGTATGATGCTGATCCAGCCAAAGCGGGGGCCGTCACAATTGTTGGTGACAACGTAAAGATTGAAGAATCATCTGGTGAGATGTGGCATGGGTTTAGAGAACAGTCATCTGCTGGGATTGACATAAAGGCCGCGAACGGGGGAGCGATCCCGAGATACGTGAAGATCTCAGGGACAGCATCGAATGCTCTGAATTCTGATTGGTCAAAGATTGCTATTAGTCTAAACTCAATAGACACGGGGGCGAACACCGGAAACCACGCTGGGTTCGTTTGGCAATATTCCGGAACCTTGGCGAGGTGGGAGCTCTGCCGCGAGACAATGGACTCTGGATGGTGGGAATTGGTCGTTGACAAGGATCAAGATCCCGCCTCGTTTGAGATCATCTTCGACAATGGAGACGCCTCGTATGATGGCATGCTTCAAAAAATGCCGGGGATTCGCGGGTTCGAAATATCTGACTGCCGTCTATTTCTTCACGCCGCGCTCTTCACCAACCCCGGCGGTTACGCTGAATTCTCAAACCTCAAAGTTTACACAGGATCATAATCATGAGCATCATCAAGAAAACCGAGAGCATCAGTCTCACTACCTCATATGTTGAAATCTCCATCAAGATCCCGAAAGGGACAACCTCTGTTGCTTTGTGGCTTAGCGAGTCCGATTCAGCAGAGACAATATCAGCGTTCGTTTCACAGATCGACGGGGTCGCAACCCCTCAAGCCGAAGGTGATACCATTCAGCCCGGCGAAGCATGGACTCCTTTTTGGGGTGAGCTAAACACGCCTCTCCAGAATGAACTCACAATAAAAGCAAAAGCCACCTCAGCGGTGACAGCGTTCTTGCAGATCACGATGCAGTAACGATGGGCAAAATCACAACAGCATATCCAGAGCTACCGTCGTTCATTCAGTCGCTCAGCCTCGGAGAAGAACAATACCGAATGCGCTTGACTTGGCGTGCTCGACTTGGTGCATGGTATGCAGATCTTTACAAGCTCGACGGTGCGCCGGTAATTCTTGGACAAGCCGTGAGATCTCGATGGGCTCTTGGGTTTGGTCTCAATCCTATTGATGCCCCGAGTGGTGTATTCCTATTCAGCGGCCCCGATGAATACCGGCGAAAAGATCTTGGAAACACGCTACAGCTCGTGTTCTATTCTGATGATGAGCTTCCAGAAGTTGTTGAAGATGACGATGGGTTAACAATTACTGTTTAATGAAATAGTTGACGCCACGGGCTTCATTGGATAATGAACAGCATGAACAAAGCATTACAACTGATAGCGGCATCCCGTGGTGTCCCAAAAACAGGCGAGACGATAAAGTGCCATGTTTGTGGTGAGTCTCCATTCGCTGAAGCGAAGACAGTCAAGAAAATGTTTGGCCCAAGCTTCTCTGATTGGGATCTCTTGATCGGTGGCTCAGATATCGTGTGCGCTGGATGCGTCTCGGTGCTCGGTGGTCGACCTAGCAAAACAGATCCACCAGTACGGATGTTGCAGATCGTGGCGATTCAAGGCGAACCAATGAAGGTCGTCAAGCGCGCGCAATTTGAAGACTATCTAAGGAGTCCACCAAGCGTTCCATTCGTCATCGTCTGGAATGACTCAATGAAGAAACACGGGGCGCTTCGCGCTGGAGTCTCAGGAGTTGATGAGTTCGTGATTGGGACGGATTCGGGAACGGTATACTTTCGGCCTGCTGATGACATGCCACTTCTCGATGCTTGCAAAGAGCTTCGCGGCTCATTCGCGAGGAAGCATATTCTCGGCGGTGCGTATCCCCCAAAGAAGATCAATGAGTTCGGGATGTATCGTTGGTCTCAGCTTGAGGATATCGTCGAGAAATACAGGCCAAGCTATTTACTGGACTTCATCATTGGGACCATTTCGGCCCCAGAAGTCGATGACACAAACATAGAGGAGGAAGAGATGGCAATTTCACCAGAGATTGAGCTTGCGGCTGATATCGTTGAACCATTGGCGAGTTCATCAAGACGAGACGTTAAGTGGGGGGTCTACTATGACGGGTTCGCGCTCCGGAGAGTCAACGCGGTCAAATCTGGTTCAGAGAGTCTCGTTGACTTCGTTGAGAAGTTCTCAGAGAAGATGGCAAGCTCGACACCAAAGACAGCGGAAGCTGTTGCGGTCGTGCGAATGCTTCCGCTCGAAGATGAGACTGAAGTTTTGAAAGCAATCAAGAAGAACGCATCGGTAATCGTGGCGATAGCGTATCAGAGAAAGAAAGACAGAAAGGAGAACAAATGAGCGGCACAGTATTTCAGGTTGAGTATTTGGCGACTTCGCCAATTCACCATGGCGAGTTCAGCGACATCGACACGGGGAACATATCTCCTGTCAGAAAGCTGAAGGTCATCACACGCAGCGGAGACAAGTTCTCCATTCCGGTAATCTCAGGGAACTCTATCCGTGGGATCATGCGCAGAATCGTGTTCGGACACCTTCTTGAGAAGTTCTCAGTTCGCGCTACGCTTCTCGAAGCTGGTGAGTCCGATGCTTGGGAGCTCCTGTATGCTGCATTAATGAATGGCGGCAACTTGAAGGGCCCACAAAGCAATATTGATCCAAAAGCATATCGGGCAATGAGAAAAGCATTCCCGCCACTGAGCTTATTCGGGTCTGCATTGTTCGATCACCAGCTCGCTGGACGCATGGAGGTCGGCTATGTATTTCCTGTCTGCGCAGAATCTCACGCTGCAAAGCTTGTGTCCATCCCACTTGAAGATGAAGCAGGGCTTCTACCTTCTTCTGATCTCATCGATGAGATAGGTCTCGTTCGACACACGGATGAGAAAACAAATGGGGAAGTAACTGGAGTTACTCCCATGCCGATGACGATTGAAGTCATCAATGCTGGCACCCGTCTCCAGCAGCGGATCGTTGTCAAAACTGAAGACGAAATAGCTGTGTCGATTATCGTTTGGGCACTCAAACGAATCACCGTCCTTGGTGGAAAGTCAAACTCAGGCCACGGGCAAGTTGAAGTTGAGATTATTGGGCTCGATGAGCTCGGACTCAGTGAAGCGCCATATCTCGAATGGATAGAGGTTCAGGATGTTGGTCAGATCCTCGTTGATCTCGCGTTGAGTCTCGCTCCAAAGAAGAAAGCGAAGAAAGCCAAAAAAGGAAAGAAATAATGGGCCGGGGGAAGCTCCTCCCGCTCGTCATCACTGCTGACTTTGTGTCACCGGTGCTTTTCGACACGTTGCCTCACATGGATTCAATCCTGACTGAGAAAATCGGTGGTCGTCATGGACTCATTGTCGAGGGCGCGAGACGTGGTGATGATCCAAGCATATTCGCAGATATAAACTTGCCACTCGCGAGAGTCGAGCGGGATGGAGAGAAGATCTGGGCAAGCTCGGCGGCCATCTTTCATATATTTGAACGATTCGATTACTGGTGGGTTCGCCGGCGAGACTCATACGATATCGAGATGTATGAGAAGAAATTGAAGATAGGATCTGGGCCAGACAGGAACATGATGCTCCGTAGAACTGGATTCGTTGCCCCCTATGCTCAGTGGATTGTCATCGGGAACCGGCAAGAGATTCGGAGGACATTGAAGCTCGTCTCCGCTATTGGAGCAAAACGAGGTCATGGACTCGGAGCTGTCAGAAAATGGACCGTCGAGTACCTTCCAGAAGATGCTGATCCATTGTGCTGGCTTTACGACTCTCGCGGAATCGTGCTTAGGCATGTTCCGACTTCATGGATGGGCAAAGGTCAGCAGTCTTTCGGGGCTGTGAGATCTCCATACTTTCTGAATGCTTATCAGCAGCCTGTGGTGAGACTCGGTTCGTTCAATAAGCCTAAGCCTTGGCTTGTTGAGGCTGGCAAGACGTTGATTGAGAATCATTAGATCTTGAGACGCAAAAAAGACCGGTGGGGTTAACCATCGGTCTTTTTTTTTGGGGTGCGGCTTAGTAGTAGTCTACAAAGCCCTCTGTCAGCCATTTGGCCGTTTCTGGCTTTACATCGAATCTGTTAATATACTCGTGCATATCGTCACGGTCGTAGTCTCCAGCGCTTTCAAACGCTGTCCAAATCTGTGTCATTTGGCTATCTGCCTTTTCCTTCGGCAGGCCGTGCCTGTCGTAGTTTAGCAGGACGCTTCCCATTGCCTCGACAAGGCAGTTTCGAAAGTACTCGGTGCTCTCTGTTCTACCAATAAAACTCATTTCCGCTGTTACTTTGTACATAGTATTCTCCTTCAAGTATTGCTCACCGGGCTTGGTTCGCTTCTTACTTGTATAGTATAACGTACTATATGAGTAACGCAACCACAAACCACAAGAAAAGAAGAGAAACCCCAATAATAAAAAGAGCCTGTACGCAACCCGTAGCGCCCGACGGTACAGCAAAACGAAATCTGGAGCGCGTACAAGCTCTTTTTCAGTGGTAAATTAGGCCTTTTAAGGCCTTTTCCGCTGTTTCTATGCCTACTTTTAGCGTAAGTCACTGTATTTACTCGCGTAGTAGCGTAACGGTACGAGCGCGGTAAAAGTCATTACGAGTTATGACGACTCATAAGCCACAACACAGAGGACACAATGATTTTATCCACCGGTCTCGGAGCATGGGACACAATCGAAAAGAATACAAAGGGTGAGCACGGGATCACGTTCCCCCTCGCTATTGTTCATGCAGCTGTTCGGGAGGCTGGATATCGGGAACCA